CTAAAATACGCTACATAAAAGACACAGTTGCCATCAGCGACACGGTTTTTGTGCTTCGCGATACGGTGTACGAGACACCGCCGTTTATTGCCACTCTTGACACAATTACACCGGAATGTGATACGGCGCACATAGAGTACCGGTTTCCTCTTAACACGTTTTTCATGGAACTAAACCGAAGTGCGGATACTGTTAAGACGCAGTACGTTACACTTACTGTCCGCGAGTATAAGAAACCTCAGTGGTATGAGTACGCCGGAGCTGCTGCTGTCGGCGTTATCGTGGGATTCTTTGTAAAGAAGTAAGATTCACGCAGTATCCTGCGTAAAATTATTTGCATTCAAGCCAAAAAATGAGGATTTGCTTTAGCCATTGATTAATTTTACGGTATGACTGATCGCAAAACGGATATACATAAAGTTGCATGGGAAATTTTCATCGCTGTGTTTTGCCTGGTCATCTCAGCTGCCATTATCGACACATGGCAGTCGCAGAGGCAAATTAGCGCAGACATTGCAACGCTTACGTTGCGCAGTAGTTATCTCGTGTCGGGACAAACCAGAGATTCTCTGGCGATTTCTGTTCTCGAGCATCGTTTAGACACATTGTGCACTTATATGTGCACAAAAGAACAACAGGTTTATTCACGATTTTACAGGTTATACAATGATCGAACAGGATTCGACGGTTCTACCGGTCACGGAATTACAAACGGACTCGGACCCAGGAATTAGCCAGCAAGAAGTACGCAGCATATTGGAGTCTGTGGCAAAGACTATATCGTCCACGCTACAGGACAGCAACTGCGTTATTATTCCCATTATATCTGAGACATATTTGCCTAATGGCAAGGTAGTTAAACGGGCTACTTTTGAGATTTCATACAAGGGGAAGATTTCCGATGAGTAAACTTCTTGACTGGCTGAAAGATAAGTTCACTTCAAACACATGGAACGTTGTTCTGTTTGTAATGTCTGTGGCGTTCATCTATTACGTACAGGCGATATCTGAAGTTCCCGAGGTAGAGCAATCGAAAGTTATCAGCAAACTTATCTGCGGCGGATTATTCGCTGCCGGATGGGCTGGATACAATATATTCCTTAACACGGCAAGACAGAATAATGACGAGATTATCAAAGGCAATCCTATCGCTATTGCTCTTGACAAACTTGGCTATGGCATCGGCTTCGCCATATCCGTTGCGCTTGGGTGAAATCGCTGCTGACACCATGCTGTCATGGCAATGGTGGCGGGAGTTAAAGCCTAATCGCAGTCCGGAGATCGATGCCGTAAATAGGGAAGCCGGCGTTCCCGTGGGCAGTTATTGGTGCGAATCATCGCGGTATTCATCGCATAACCGCTCGGCGAAAGCCCACGGTATAGTAAATCCGTTTATGCGGACTGCTTCTGTTGCAATGCAACTTCGGTATGCAAGACGCGTTGGATCAGGGTTACAGGTTATACCAATGACAGGAAATACCAAGGCGTTTCGCGGCGATACATTCTGCATGAAGTACGGCGGAGGAAGTGTAGGCGATATTGGCACTCTGTGGAAAGGGCATACAGGAATTATTCTTTCAGACCTTGGCCGTTATGTTATGACAGTCGAAGGCAACGCAGCGGCTTCCGGCAGCCGTAACGGCGACAGGGTTCTTGTCAGGATCAGGGAGAAGAAAACTATTCTTGCGCTTATACGAATCCCGGCGTGAAAGACGATAAAGTCATATTGGTTAGAATTACCAATGGCCGCAAGTCTAAGATAGGGATTTCTCCGCGCGGTAAAATCGGTTTTATAGCAAGGGAGTACGTAGATCCAAACGGTAACTTTTTACTGCTGAATGATGTTTGGTCTGCTTTAATCGTACACGAGACAGCGTCGTATTTCTTGTTTATCCCGCTCAGAAAGATACGAAATGGGCAGCCGCCGCAGACCGAAGTACGTACCGCACCAAAGTAGAATATCTGTACAGGATATTCGCGATGCGGCAACTCCGCAGGGCAGCGCTATGCTCAACGAGGAACTGCGCCGCATAGCTCTTACTGCTAATGAAGCAGCCAAATCAATAGAGGAATTAAAAGCGGCGCAGATTCCCCCTGCGGATATAACATTAGGCGGAGTCTCGGGTGGCGGTGGCAGTAGGCGTCCTGTGGAAATAACGGCGCGGCTACAGCTCTATGAAGACGGTTTTGCAAAAGGCAACGAAAGTACACAGGATATTGATTTTGCGTTCAGGTCAAAAGACGGCGCAATACCGGTAAAGTTTCAGGTTGAAGTCCGCGGCGATACACTGCGCGAAGTCACAGGTTACGTTACACTGCCTGAAACAGGACTTCAGATCGAAGAACAAAGAAGACCTGTTGGCGGTAAAGACACTGAATATCTAAACTTCCTATTTGGTAACGATACAAGTCCGACGCCTAAACCGGCCGGCTATACCGTTCCGATTTTGTTTGACATTTCCGACGACAGCAATAAACGACGCAGTGTACGCGCTTATACACTTGCTGTTACCGAATATACATTTGACTTATCACAGGCAAATGAGGAAAATGCAAACGAGGAAGTTTATTCCGTACCGAGTACGTCGAAACTTAAGTATCTGAATGCAACCGAAGCCAAACCTACGGGGTATGGCGACAGAATATGGTTTGACGTTATTCAGGTTTCGGCAACAGAATTTAAATTACTTGGCTATTATGACGGTACAGGCGGAAGCTCCGGCTGGATCGCCGACGGCGATACGGGTACCACGGAGAACGTATCTTCCGGTGAAACAGTTTTTATTACCGGGTCTCAGGGTGTTTCTGTTAACGTCGGGCCATCCGGTGCAAACACTGCGGTGCAGATTAGTTATTCCGGGTGGTGGCTGCGGCAAAGCAACGAACAGAACGTTAACAACGAATCGTATAACATTCTTGGTTCGGGCGTAGTTGATCTTGTTAACGAGACAGAATCAAAGCCGGCAGGATATACAAAACGCGTATGGGCTGATATTGCCGGCGCTGGTCCGTATACGGTAAAACTTTGGTACGAAGATCTGTCGGCAAGTTATACGTGGATCGGATCTGACGGATCAGTAAATGCTGTTATTTCCGACGGCGAGACCGTAACATTTCTGGGTAGTAACGCAGTAAGCGTAACGCTTGCCGGAAATACATTTACTATCTCGAGACCGCTTAAAGCAGAACAGAGCCACGATACGGCTCTGATAGATTTTACGTCGACACTGGATACGACAACGCTTCGTTTCGAGAATGCTACCATAACGGCTCCTGTCGATTACACGCAGCGTGTATTTTTTACTGTTGCACAGCCGTCTGCCGGTGTAGTCAACATAGAAGGTCTTGTATCCGGCGCAATTTACAGTTGGACAATTGAAGATTCAGATGAATCAGCAGAGATTTCCAGCGGAGAAATTGTGCGGTTTTTGGGAGACGATGGCGTCACGACAGAACTAACACCCGGCTCGCCAAATGTTTTAACTATATCGCGGCCGCTGACGTGGAAGCAGTCTCAGGACGAAGATACTGCCATTTTTACAAGTTCGAATGACATTTTGTCAGTTATTGCAGAAAATGCAACAGCTCAAAAGCCGCTGTCTTACACAAAACGGATATTTTTTAACATCACAGAACCGGTGCCGGGCACAGTTAAAATGGAGGCTTGGTATGAAGATGAAGCCGGAGCGGGAAGTTATTCGTGGTGGTTGGGCACCAATGGCGAGACACCGGGAGTAGAAGTTACAGACGGCGCATTGGTGGATTTTTCTCCCGGCGACTTAACTGTTGTCATTTCCCGTACCGGATACGACGTTACGCTTTCGTCGCCGTTGACTTTGCTGGACGATGGCGTAGCTATCGGCGGATCGGATACAATAGAAATTAACTTCGATTCAAACGGACAGACATCAACAGCGGTACCTGTACGGTTTGATCTGACCAACAATGCTAATGGTCGCCGCACCGTAAGAGCCTATGTTCCCGTAGGCGGATATAACTGGAATCTCTGGGTTAATTCCGCTTTCAGGGAGTCAATTGATTCAGGCGAAGAGGTAGACTTTGTTGCCGGAAGCAATATATCTCTTACCGGCGCAAACAGACAAGTTGTTGTTAACAGCACATATAGTTATTCATGGACAGTTAAAGCCCCGCAGTCAGACGCAGGTGCAACGGTTGGCAATAATACGGCGGTAATATTTCAAGGTCTGGGAAGCATAACAACATCCAGAACGGGTAACACCGTTTATATTAACGATTCCAGCGAGACGCCATCGGGCGGTACGGCAAAAGGGCGAAGAGTTAAGATGGGTTTTCTCGAATGGGATGCAAATGGCGCTCCGCCCACGGGATATTACGGAAACAAGAAATATGCTGACATTGTGCATAATTGGAATTTAATTAACATGCACACATATACACTTGAACTCCGCGATGTCGTTTCCAACGACGGCATGTCGACAATTAATTATTACCGCCGCGCAACAACTCCGGCGGGAGACATTAAAACAAAAAGATTCCGGTTGCGCCCATATCCTGTTGCTGTCAACGGGAATACTATCCGGGTCTGGATAACACAGTCAATGGTCGCTCTTGACGGTCAGGGCAAACCTGTCGGAGCTAAGATGTTTTATGTCCTGAGGGAAGTATAATGAGTTGGGAACCAGGAGCAGCAGGCATACTCGTACCTTTCATGAATCAGGAAGGGCCGCTGCTTAATGCTTTTTTAAACGATGACACACGTCCGCAATTCGCAATAGGATCCCCTGTTAGATTCAGGTGGATCGTGCCAAGCGGCTCGGCGCCTATAGGCTTTACCTTGTATATGCACGGCACCCGTGCGGCTAATGCCGATGTAAACCACGAAGTCATTGCGGTAATAGCTCCGGGACAGTGGGTCGCAGACGGGAACTTTGCTTTTCATGATATTACGTGGGATGTGTATTATTTCGATTCACTGTTGCCTGACGTGACGCCCGGGCATTATTCTATATGTTTAAATTATAATGGCAGACATTATAAAGAGCGCGACGGGACAGCTGTACTGATCCGTGAGGCAGACGGTAATCGTTACCATAATGACGGCGGTTTTATTCTTACGCCGCCGGCTAATATCTATGACAATAATCTCACAGAAAGAACAGAAGAACATTCCACGACTGCCGGTGAGAAAGCTGAATTTCTTGATGAATTTATCACTCTAGGACAAATTGAACCGGGTCGTGGAATAAGATTACGCTACAGGGATGATGTTGGCGCGGTAGACACATATAAAACAGACCTTGCTTCCAGGCGCAATATTATTGTTGAAACCAGTATATCTGCCGGAACGAATGAAGAAATCTATATGTTCCCGCTGACCGGCGATGCAGTGATGACAACCAACAAGAGTTCTGATGTAGTCAACGAACTGTTTTTTACAAAAGAACGGGACTGGCTTTATGATAATGCCGGCAACAGGCTGGATCTTGTTGAAGTAGACGAATGGGGACAGGAATCTATTCCCATTCGCTTCAGGCGATACAAGTCCCACACAGGCGGAATGCGCATTTCCGCAAGGACAGCGCACAATGGTTTATGGTTATCGCACGATGACGGTGTAGCTGTTACGCAATACGGCAACGGTGTGCAGGGAACAGTTGCGCACCTCAGGCTTCTCGATACAGAAACAGCAAAATTTACAATTGGCGAAGATACGTTTCAGGCAGAGCGTGTCGGCCATCGAAATGGAGTTTCTATTTCCGTAGACGTAGTTCCGCAGGTAATTCCTGAACTCGGTGTTACGTACAATGGCTTAGCAGTATCAACAAGCGATGTATTGAATATAGATGTTCGTGATGACCAGATAATTCCGCAGGGATATGACGCCGTCGAGTTCACGGTATATGAATCTGCTCCGGGTTTTATCGTCTTAAGCGCTAAGGTTCCCACAAGTGCATTACAGATTCAAAAAGATGATGTTAACGTTGGTGCGGACGACACCGAAATTATTAATTTCGACAATACGACTGCTCCGGATCTGGGTTACGATCCTGTTGAGTTCCGTGTTACAGACGCAGGGTCCGGCAAACGTGTTATCGGCGCTCAGATACTGTCGAAAAGCGGCAATCCGCTGAAGATTTTAGAATGGTATGGTGAGGCCGCAGAGCCAAATAGAGTTAATGAAAACAATTCTTTTGAAGATCCGTTTGGTCAGAGAGCAGATTTTCTTATTGGGCCATACGGACTAATGAATAGGCCTTATACCGCAGCGCACGGCATATCCAATACTATCATTGATCACCAAAGTTCATTTGAACAACAGTTAGATGTTCAATTTTACTACCTGCGTGGAACCGGGCCGCGAATTGGATACGCCAGACCCATGCAGATAATGGAAGATGGCTTATATCATATCAATACGAAACTTCATGGCGTACACGAACTTCAACCGGAATGTGCAAATCGTTATGGCTCGATAGCGTATCATCTTAAATTACAATTAGGCTTTAACTCGGGCGGAGTAGCACGCTATACCCATACACTTGATCTTTGGCGCTGGCGAAACATACAGTACTATGGTCGTTTCTTTACCAAGCAATCGGGGGGGTGGGAGTATGAAGCCGACAGGGTTCTTCCGTGGTTTCTTGATGGGCACATACGAGCGTGGTTTCCCGCCGGGACACTAGTGTGGTCACGCATGATAGTTCATTGGCCATATTTAAGAGAATTCAGTTATATTGACATAATACCGCAATACCATAATTTTGAAATAGAAAAAATATCATCCACTGAACCGGATACTGAAAACGATTATCCAATTTACTTTACTCTTGACAGGGTATACGAATAAACTAGGAGATAACAATGGCTTTTTATCATGCGAAGACTGAATTGTCGTCAAATGTACTGACAACAGTCTTAACTGCTACGGGCGAGCAAGAACTGGTTGCTGTGCGCGTTGTTGCATGGGGTAATACAGCAGAGCAGATGTTTGAAATACACATAGGCGATGCTTCTGATCACATCATTGGATACATGGCAATACCGCTAAGAACTGTATCGTCGTCCGTTAGTCCGTTCTCGGCGCAGTTTGTTGCGCCTTATGCTTTGCTTTCCAACGGTCACACCATTAAGGTAAAGTCTGCAAATACAGACGCATTCTCCGTATATGTAGTTACGCAAGACGTATAACAATGTCGGTAATTACCAATAGAGAGAGAGTATTTATACCCGTCAGACCGAACGACGCTGACGTGTGGACATACGACGGAGCTAAGCGTGACGCAAAGTGGCTGCCGCTTCCGGTTACTGCGTCTTATATCCTTAAAAAGGTTGACGAAGTACGCATAGCAAACACCACGCTTACAGATGATTCCAATCTACAGATTGTTCTATCTGAAACAGGCTGGTATAAAGTCAGATTTGTCGTGCTGTTAAGCGCTGCAAACCCACTGATGAATTACAAATATGCTACGGCGTTCTCTGGAACGGCAACAGCCAGGTATTTTCGAAGACATATACCTACAGGCGCTTCGTCGGGTACAGACAATGAATACAGCTTTGTTTCTGCCGGACAGGTAAACTCAACGTCCGTTACCGGCGGGACGACAGGTGTTGCGAGAGTCGAAATCGAGATTATAATGAATGTCTCAGCAGCCGGAACATTAAGATTCCAGTGGGCGCAGAACACATCTGACGGCGCCCCTCTTATCTGTCTTGCTGAATCCTATGCTGAATGGATTAAGCTGTAGAAGGCAAACGTTTATTTTGTTTGCGGTGGTACAGGAGGAAGAGAACCAATGAAATCGTCAAGGTTTAATCCCCACTGTCCGCCGTAATAACCGCGTTGCGGAACTTTTGCTCCGAGCGGCTGTTGGTTGCCAAAGATTTGTAGAAACAGCTTCTCGGTTGGTGTCTTAAATTGCGCGCCAAGTTCTTCCCATGCACCAGTTACTTGATTATACCGTCCTTGCGCAGCTACCCTAGCAAGCTGTGCTGCCATATCGTACATAGGTGCGCGTGCGGATAATGCTGCCTGAGCGCCGAATTGCGCCGCGCTCTGAAGTCTTCCTATTCGCTCAGAAGCAAGTTCACTGCCGATCTTCATGCCGGCAATGAACGGGTTTTCTATATATCCTACGTATGCCATTGCGTTTTTAGATATTCTTTATCTATAAATTGCAGACCGTATCGCCGCTAGTGTCGCGTCGTCAATAGTATATCCGCGTAGTCTGAGCGCTGTTGCTATTTCATCTGCTGCTTGTGATTTCTCAAGAGCCTGTGCAGATATATTGCCGGCCATAGCTTTTGTCGGAGCCAACGGATCCTCTGCAATTTTAGCTATCTGTGTTGCCTGCGAAAATCCTTGTGCTGCCTGTCCTGCCGCTCCGAGGTTTGCACCGGAGTATTTCTGTACGGCGTATGGCTCGAAAAGTTTAAGTCTTGTAGCAAGATCCTGCTGGCGAACCTGCTCCGCTCCTGTAAACATACCGCCTGCTGTCTGTATGCCCTGCTGTGCATTTTGCGCCGATTGAGCCGCCAGTGATTGCAGCGCCTGCGAATTAGCCGAGCCAAGATTTCTGGCAGCGCCGGCTATAGCAGCCGGTCCGCCGGCAGACATTTTAATTGCATTGGCAATATCCCTGAACTGGGTTCCGGATTGCTGACCGAGAAGTCTTAACGCGGTTTCATTGGATTGCTCCGCACTGCCAAGTGCAGACGAGCCAAGATTATTCAACCTGTTCTGTGCAGCAATTGCGTCAGCCGAATTGGTGTTAACAAGTTCGTTAGCTTTTAACTGTGCCATGCGATCTGCGTCAGCACCTTCAAACCCGGCGGCGCTCCACGAAGCAATCGTCTGCGCTTTCTTTAAGTTGTTCAGCGCATTAGTCCACTGTCCGGATTGATTCGAAAAAGAATTATCCTGTGCTCCAAGTCCAAAGGCGTCCATAAGTCCGACGCCCAATGGTCCAAGCAGTGCTGAAGCTATCTGCCCGCCTTCATTTTGGAAGAGTTTTTGCAGGCCAATCTGCGCTCCGGGCAAAGCCAGTGATAACAGCTTTGAATGAAACATCGTATTAGATCCTCTTAACTCTAAGTTACGTAAAAAGATTAAGAAAACCGCATTGGAAATAATTCATTAAATTGCAGTATGTCTAACTTAGAAAAAGTAGAGCCGGTTGTTCGTACATTAACGGTGGACAACGGCCAGCCTCCCAATATTGAGGCTGAAATTAAAGTAGACAGAATGCTGTTAAAAGCTCTGGATGAACTGGATTCTATTATCCATGGATCTGACAAAGACAGCACACGGATCGAAGGCATTAAAACACTTGTCTACGCGGGAAATTATCTTACTAAACGCAGACAGTTAAATGCGCCCAAAACTGTAAAGGTAGTATTTGACTCGAGCCATCAGATCACACGCAACGAGATTCCTGCTGAAGCAGAAGTAGTAGACATACTAAAAAATACAGATGAGCTCAATTTACTCGACGACTGAAAGCGACATAGTCCTTAAGTTTTCGGACATGTTTGAGTTTCAGGAGAAGCAGAAGCTGGCATTTTCATATATAGGCAAGAAGTCAAGAATACTTTATGGCGGAGCGCGCGGCGGCGGGAAGACTGCACTTGCAGTGGCGGCAGCCGTAGCATCAAGTCTGCAATTCCCTGGACTCAGAACTGTTGTTATCCGCAGAACGCTGGAAAATCTGCGCAGTCAAATTATTCTCAATGAACTTTTAAAGAAATATCCGCAGAAATTTTATACGTACAGAAAGTCTGAGAAGACTGCATATTTCGACAACGGAAGCATTATCTTTTTCAGGAGCTTAGAACATCCTGAAGATGTTCAGAATGAACAGGGTATTGAGCGCGGACTCTATATTCTGGACGAAGCTGAACATCTGGAGCAGTTTGTAATTGAACAGTTGCTCGGTTCGCTGCGGCAATTTGATATACCGGAATGGAAACCTACCTTGCTGCTGACGGCAAATCCAGGCGGTATATGCCAGGATTATCTGAAATCAAGATGGATCCGCCCTGACTATTCCAAGTGGTCAGACGACGAACTTGAGCTTAAGGATGAATATGTGTTTATCGAATCAAAGGTGTATGACAATAAATACGCAACCAAGGCTTATATTTCAACACTTAAGGCTCTACCGGAAGATCTTCGCAGGGCGTGGTTAGATGGCGATTGGGATGTTTTCTCCGGGCAGTTCTTTACGGAATGGAACCCCGATAAGCACATTATCCCGCCAATGGATTTTCCCAAAGAGTGGGTCAGATGGCGCGCAATTGACTTAGGATACGGAGCACACCCATCGGTGTGTTTATTTGCCACGCAAGATCCTGAGACAGGCAGATTGTATGTCTACGACGAGGTTGCGACTTACGATATGACTGATACATTTATCCAACTCATCATCAACAAGTCGGAAGATTACGAATTTGTAGACACGTTCTTTGATCCCAATTCACTGTCCGGCAGATTGGATTCTGCTGATCAAATGTCACCGGCAATGATGTTCGAGCGTGCCGGTATATTTGTTTCCAGGGCAAACAACGAGCGTCAGAACGGATGGCGGAATTTAAAGCAATGGCTTACTTACCGCAAAGATGTCGAAGATGACGAGCCGATGGTTAAGATATGCGCCAACTGCGAAGGTTTAATTGAAACACTGCCCAAACAGCGCTTCGTCAGAAATAAATTTGACCTTGATACGCGCGGACAAGACGATTATGTCGATGCTTTTCGGTATCTTACGAGTCATATAATGTACGGATACATTTATCGCGGATCCGATGAATATGAAATGATTGATCAGCGCAGGCTGCATGAAGCGCGAAGATCCGCACTGCCCAGCCTAAGGGGCGATAGTTCCGCCGGGCAATATCTGCGTCCGTGGGAATCTGGTCTCGAAATTAATTCAATTTATTCGTACTATTAACATGTCAGACCCAGTTGAAAAGTTGCCGGATACGTACGTAGCTCACGAAGTTTTACAAGACGAGCATTTATCCGAAGTTACAAATCGGGTAATATACGACTTGAACGCGGTGTGGTCTGCTTTTCAAAGACAGCATGAATTTGCTAAGCGCAACAGCAGCTTTGTACAAGGTAAGCAGTGGGAAGAATGGCAAATCGCCGACCACATCAACCAGTTTAGGATCCCGTATGTTTTTAATCAAATCGAGAATAAAGTCAATTCACTGCTCGGACAAGAAGAACAGTTAAGACTGGACTGTACAGCGGTTCCTGTAGAGCCAGGCGATATTAAAGCAGCGGAATTAAGCGGCAGGTTAATACAGTGGTTTAATCAGATCAATAACATCGAGACTATTCAGAGCGAAGTATTTTACGACGATATAGTCAAAGGGCTTGGAGCGGTAGTTGTTCGCTGGGAAGACAAAGACCTATTGTTTGGCTACCCGGCAATAGAGCGTGTGCCTATATACCAGCTAGTCTGGGATACAAACTCGGTAATGTCTGACTGTTCGGATGCTCAGTGGATGGCTAGAGTTATGCCGATGACAAAACAAGAGGCACTCGAGGTATTCCCAGAGCACGCGGACGATATAAATGCCGCCCCTGTAATTACCTATGGTACCGGATATTCCGTTTACAATGTTCTCACCGAAAGACAAAGGCTTAATCCTGCGTTTGGCAGCGGACTGGACGATGCGCGTCATTTAATCAGGGTTGTCGAACATTGTGAAAAACTCAGGCAAAAGGTATTTATCGCAATTGATGAAATTTCCGATGTAATTCAAGAATTTGACGATGAGTCTTTAGCTACAGAATGGATTAACGGTACGCGCTCAGGGTATGAGTCAAAGGGACTGATTACCATTAACGACGATGGCAGCGAAAAAGTCTATGTAGTTACCATGACAAAGGACACCTACGCCTTAAATATAATGATTGGCGAGCGTGTTGTACGCAGAACCATTACCGGTTTACCGTCGTTTCCGTGGGTAATTGTTTTCTGTTACTTTGACGATGGATCGTACTGGTCAGCTGTAGACAGCCTTATTGACCCGCAGATATTCACCAACAGGCTTGTCTCGGAATGGGACAATCAATTTGGCCGTGCAAGCAAACAGGTATGGACGGTTATTGAGCACAGGTTAAAAAAGGGATGGACCCTGGAAGACATCCGCAGAGAGCGCAGTAAGACAGCAGCAACAATACCGGTTGCTTCACATGATGCAATTAACCAGTTGCCGAATCAGCCTTTACAGCAGGAAATTCCCATAGCTCTTCAATTTGCCATTGGCCACATGACAGATGTTGTCGGCGGCAGGAATATACTGGGATTGCAAGAAAATGCCGCAGAATCAGGCGAGGCGGTCCGTCAGAGACAAGAGGCCGCAGGTGCGTCAAGGTTATCTATTTTCACCAGGCTTAATTCATGGCGCAAGAGAGTTACGGAACTTGCCCTGTGGTATGCAAAAAACTTTTTACCCGATACGCAAATTTTAAGAATTATAGGCGACTCCGGTGAAACCGAATTTGTCTCGCTTGATACCGATGTCCTTGACAATCTAAAAACGGCGCGCGTAGATGTTGTCGTGACTGAGTCAATTCAAAGTGCGACATTGCGGGAAAGACAATTCAGGCAGGTAAAAGAACTCGCGCAGGCCGGTGTTCTACCACCCGATATAGCTTTGGATGCCATGCTTGAATACAGCGAACTCCCGTCAAAATCAAAGGAAAAAATGCGCAGCAGAATACAGTCTATGCAAAAATTCCAGGCCGATCAACTCGAAATGTACAGGAAACAGAAGATGGAGCAGCAAGTTAAGGACTCTGTCGAGAAAAAAGCCATGAGAGAAAAGATAGCCGCGGAGCTACAGCTGCCGGCTTAACACAGTTTACACATTAGCAGTTGCAGTTTTTCATCATTAAATTCGCAGTGAGGTTTACATGTCCTTAGGTAAGGAAAAAGAGCAATTAGAAGATGATCCCGAGCTCATTGAAACAGAGCTTGAATCCACAGAGGTTGCAGACGATCCTGAAAATCCAGATCAAGATCAGGCCGATCAGGAAGAAGAGTTTGGGATAGAACTCCCAATTGAAATAGACGGCAAAGAACAGGTTCTTCAACTCAGCGCAGATGAACTGCGAGACGCTGTTATAAAGTCACGGGAACGTGAGAAGCTATCCGCAGAACTTGAAAGGCTTAAAGAGCTATCCAAGCAGAGCGAGGCGCTTACTAAGTTTGTTGCATCGGATCCATTGTCGTCAGCAGTCGTTGGCTACAAGGCTAAAGGATATACAGACGAACAGATAATTTCTGCACTCGCTCAACACATTGGACTAAAAATGGCTTCTCCGGAAACAACGACTGAAACTGATAGTGAAAACCCTGACATCGTTCAACTGATTGAAAGTAAGATTGCTCCGCTGAAAAATGAGAATGAGCAATTAAAGCGCAGGCAGGAAGCAAGTGTGACTTTAGATCACAATAACCGCGTTCTTGCAGACGCTTTACAGCAATCAGGTCTTGCTTATGACGGCACTCAGGAGCAGTTGGACAGTATTAACAGGGCGATGCAGGAATTGTACCCAGGAGTTGATATTACGCAATATAAGTTTAAGCTGTCGCAGGCAGCTGCGATACTTGAAAGAGCCGGTTTGTCGAAAGTTAATAAGTCGAAAACAGAAAAAATATCAACTGTGCAAAAGTCGAAATTCAGGGCTCCGCAGATTATTAAAGGCGGTAAGCCAATCGGTAAAGAAGAAAAGACAGTTAAACCAAACAATAATATAGTTTCGTTTAGTCAGAGAGCAGAAAATTACGATAAGTTATTCAGTTAATTATTAAGGCATAGAGATGGCCTATACTAGCTTAGCCCGCCCAGGCTTAAGAACCACACAGACGATAAATCCTGACCTAATAATTCCCGAGGTCAGCGATAAGATTGTCCATATTGCCCCCGAAGCCACGCCGCTTATTACACTTGGTGAAAAACTTGGCTATGGGGCTCCGCCTAAAACGCACAAACCGCGCGTAATCGATTATTATGAAACAGATCAATTTGATCAGGTTACCGCTGTAGTGGCGGGTACCGGTGCAGAGACACGGTTCCAAAACTGGACGATGGCCAACCGCTCACGCCCAACGACCGGCGGGGCGATGTTCTACCAGCCGCAAGATAAGTTCTATTGCATTACCACGGGGCAGACATTCGAGGTGATCATCACTGAAGATGCTGCCATGAAGCGTAATGGCGCCGACATGACCTTAACAACAGGTCTTACCGGTAATACAACGAACAGGTCGGCAGCCGGCACAATTGTTGTGCGTGTTGTCGAAGCTGTTCCGGCAATTGCTTTTACGAGCGGTGATGTTGTTTATTTAGGCCGTTCTATTTCCGAGTCGCAAGATATTGAAGCCTCATCGTATCAGCGTGACCCTGTGTTTGACTTTAACTACGTAGAGCACAAAGAGAAGGTATTCATTTGCAACGAAGATCAGCGGAATCTGATTCAGACAGTTGGAAAGTTCAACGACTTCACCTTCCAGCAAGAGCAGACACTCCTGGAAATGAAGAAAGAAGTTGAATACAATGCAATGTTCTCCGAGCGTGCGATTAACTATGACCGAAATAACGTTGAACCGACACGACACATGCGCGGGCTTATTCCCAGTATTAAGACCAACGTGACCGTCTACGATCCAACGGCTATTACACCCGGCAACGGATTTGAACTGCTTGTCTCTCAGTTTATGAATGAACAGGCATTTCGATACAACGGCCAGAACAAAGAAAATCGCAAGATAGCGCTTTGCGGCCCACGGTTTTTGCATAACTTCGGTGTTGCGTTTGCTAATTATCGCAGGATGGGAGTAAACAACGAAAGGCGCGTTAATGCCGGTTTTGTAGTTGAATCCTATTACTGGCAGGGATTCACACTTGACCTGATTCGGACGGATGTTCTGCGTCAAGGAACCAAATTACAGGACTGGTGTGTTGTTATCGATCCTAAGTTTGCTGAATGGAGAATTAAGAAGAGATTTGAAACAAGGTTTTACCAACTGCCAACCGAGCGTAAGATGAAGTTTATGGTCGAATGGCAGGGAACGATAGCATGGCACGCAGAAGAGCACCACGCACTACTTAGAACCGCTTAATCATTAAGGAATACAAATGCGCTATAAATCAAAATATGCCAGACTCGCGCTCAGAAACGATGACGGTACCGCTGTCTATCAGTTCGAAAATGGGGTGCTTATTGTCGGTAACCCGGCGTTGAATACAGCCGGAAATGTTATCGATGAGACGCTCGTGCAGGAACTTTATCCGAGTGGTACCGGTGTTCAAAAAGCTGGTCTGGGCAAGCTGTTCTGGGAAGCTCCGCCGATTGCTGTCGGCGCGGCAACAGTTCCGGCCGCAGGCGTCTGGTACGAAGTTATTAGCGGTGCGGTTGAATACGATGGCCAGACTTATTACAAGGGCCACAGATTTCTGTCGACAGCTACAACACTGACGGCCGACCATACAGGCTATACAGGCTCGCAGTTTGCAATAGCTGAACCGCTACCGTATTACGTTTCCGATAGACTTGATGAGCAAGACGAGAGTTTCGTAAAGAATAACCTTTCGTCGTACAAAGATGAAGCTACGTGGGAACACAATAAGATGCAGCCAGAACCTGCTGGCGACTACAAGTGGGAGCACGGCGACTAGAGCTAATTTTTTAATCGTATTTCAAAGGCGGATTGCAAACCATGCATCCGCCTTTTTTGTATATTGCATATCATATCCAGGAGTTATTAATGTCGGAGCACGAGGCAGTTGCCACAGTTAAAGACACTGCAAAGAAGCGGGTTGCAAAAGAGGAAGTTGTGTTCTTATCCAAGTATAGGAAGGCTGTGATTTATGTTTATGACGAAATAAGTGAGGATAAGAAAAAAGAATACATGATAGAATTTCAGAATGAAACATTTAAAACCAGTAACGAAAAGATTATAAGTCTTTTACGCAACTGTAAGGCGTTCGGTGGCAGCAGGATAAATAATTATGAGGACCGGATTTCATCTGATCCGGTATTTTGGGAGGGATCGTATCCTCTTGAATATATGGAAAAACGCAGGAAAGATCAGGAAGCTGTCACTCGAGACCCGGATGCGTATGAGGCAAGTTTAGACTAATTTATACAGCCATGGCTAAAAAGAAAAAATATACAGACGGCATGCCGGATGCAGACTCTATGAAAGAGTCACCGGCAGATCAGTCATTCAGGATTGGATTTATGCTTGCACAGCTTCGCGCAGAACGCGCACAATTAGAGAGGGAAAAAGCTGACGTTACCAATCAGATTTCACAAGCCATGCAGCAAATACTGTCTGCACAGGCTACGATAGCTGATCAGGCGCGTGAAAAGCAAATGGCGAGCGAGCAGGCCATGGCCGGTATGGCTCAGGGTATGTCTCAAGGTATGTACCCCGGAGCAATAGGACCAGAAGCGCAGCCCAATGAAGGACTGCCATATCCACCGGAAGTTCCGGCGCAATATGGCATGGGTGGATAATGCCCACGTCAGCACAGATCCGCAATCGTCTTCGTGAATATTTAGACGACAGAGACCCTGCGTTATTCCAATATAAGCAAGGGGTTTTTTATACCGACGATGAATTGAACACCGCCTTAACTGAAGCTCAGTGGGCGGTGTTTACATATCTTGTAAAGAAGCGTCAGACATATCTGGTGCAGAATTTACTGGTCAGTATAAGCGGTACAACAACTGTTCCCGTGCCATTTAATTACGCATTCGCTGCAAGTGCTGAGATAGCGGATAATACAAATACGATATTCAGGCCGGCCGGGTTATTTATTGGCTGGCCTACAAGGGCTTATGCGCGGAATAGTTATACATATATGGTATCTGTTTCAGGTGGACTGGTCTTCTTCTGGCGCAACGGTACGAATACAGGAATAACCGGCAGGTTGTGGTATTACCGTAGTCCGATTACATTTCAGAGCACTACATCCCACACCGAGTTCGACGACAGAGTTTATAATGCTATTATCTATTTGGCGGAAGCTATATTGCAAATAAAAGATTCGGGGGCTGTAAATAAGCACGGAATGAGATATTTACAGGCCGTTGGCGAACTCTTTAACGAGCAAAATTCACAGCATCCAACAGGATTAAATAGCGAAATTACTCCGTGACCACAAACGATGCCATAGCGTTCGTTCGTACAATGTTAGACGAGAGCAGATTCGAGCAGATCGGTCGTTCGACTGATCCTAATACTGCTTTTGTCGAAGCATTGCAAGCGGCTGCAATAGAAAAAGCCCGTGAGTATTGGTTTCGCGGAGAGAAAGAAGCGTTAAGAACTGAGTTTCAGTCTGAGTTAGTCGGAGCTTCGCCGGCAACTCTTGCAAATCCGATATTGTTTATTGAGTCTGTATCTATCGGCCGTACAGCTACGGACACAGCTTATGCCGTATCTGCTGTTTACGTACCGGTAGATGAGTACACAAACGAGTTATTGTCTTCTCAACTTGGGCAGACTTCGCGCTCCGGCAGAGCTGAATACACCGTACTCGGAAACCAGATTTATCACAACGGTAACAGTACAGCCGGAGCACTGGTTAATTACTACCGTATCCCGGCAGTAAGTCCAACGATTACAGATAACTTACCGCTTGCAAGATACACACACGGAGTTATTTGCGAACGCGCTGCGAAGTTATTATATCAGGAAGAGTCACCAGCAATAGAGCGTACTTCGCTCGGAGATTTACTTGATTTAACCAATTCGTTGCAGCGCCGTATAGATGAACAGCGCATGGCTTTGGGAGGTGGATAATGGCAATAGCATATTCGTCACTTACGCTGGGAGAAGTCTTAACAGAAGTGGTTGCGCGAATTAAATCCACGCGGACAAACATTAACATTGACTGGGGCGAACTGGTTAATATAGCAACTCAGGCAAGGCGCGAATTATCGTCAAGAATACTGCCGTTTATGGAATGGTCTTTTATTAAGACAGTACCGGTTGCGCACATGACGATACTTCCCAACGACTACATACGTCCGGTCAGGGTTATTCTGTCGGTTTACGGAGAAAAAACCGAAGCACGTATGGTTGACCCATTGGAATGGGCAGACATTACCAATCCGGTGCAGTATCAAAGTTATGCTCAGGCGCTCAATATGCAGCCGGCTTACATGATATGGGCAAACAGCATTACAACAACACCGGCATGGGCTTCGTTTCAAATGTCAATATGGTGTCACCCTTCAACAGCAACCGGTTGGATAGATTATATCGCATTGCACGGCGACGCGGATTTATCAGGCGAAAACAGCCCGATAAACATTCCACCGGAATCGGAAAACCTCTTTATCAACATGATATTAGAACGATGGTTATTCAGACATGGTGAGAAACAGCAGAAAAATAAAATATCACAGGAAGTTCAGAGACAGTTCATTGCTATACGACAGCAGGAAGCTGCTCGCAAAGCTACAGAAGCTGCTGAAATAGAGAGTTTGGTTCCCGAAACAGAACAGATTCCATCTACGGTACGCAGGTAATGCCATACACAGCACAACAATATATTGACGACGTTAAACTCAGGCTGTCAAGATACGACGCGGCCCTGAGTCTCGACGACGCTACGCTTGAAATGCTGGTCAACAGATCGAGACTTGACGTGCAGATGGCGACATTGCAGATGTTCCCTGAGCGTTACGCCAGAGAATACACCTTGGCCGGTGTACCGGTGCAGGTGCCGGAATATAATGTGACGGTTACAGATTCAAACGGAAGTTCAACTAAAACTGTCTGGAGACTTGCGTTGCCCAATGATCTTGTGCATGATGTCGTAGTCTTCTACAATGACGCGATTTCAGGCACAAGACACATGTGTCGTAAACTAAACAAGCGGGAACTGTATCCGATTATGAAGTCCGGCAGCACCACGCCGGTTCCGTTCTCTCCGATTTACTGTGTGGAGCGCGATGTTACAACCGGTAGCAACTGGATATTTTTAAGCATAGGATCAACACCTATACAGCCTGGCGAATTTGTCATTTGGTATCTTGCCCGTTTGCCGTATATACAATCCTTTAATGCTGCGCAAACTGCGGATTTAGAAATAAGAATAGGATACGACGTACAAGAACTCGTAGTTAAAACTACATTACTTAAGGCATTGGAACTTTTAGAACTTAACTCCGGAACTCAAGATATAGCCATGGAAATAGAATTGCAGATAGCTGCTCTTGAAAGCGCATATCAAATGAATATCATCAGAACTGATATTTTACTTCCGAGCAGAGAGACGGTAAATCCATCTGAACCGGTGCCGGTAACAGGAGAATAACATGGCCTCTTCATGGCGTGAATTATCAGACGATATTAAATACGAAATTCTGCTTTATACAGAAAAACTCACGATGACAGAGATGCAGATTATGCGTCTTCTGACAAAGGGTCAGAGTGAGTTTCAGCGTTTAACGCATTACGTGCAAGCGACAAAAAGCATTGTAAGTACAAGCACCCCTGCGTGGGACGTAGGTGACGATGTGCTTGTGCCAATTGAAATAAAAGACTTAAACGGAACTGTACTCATGATTGTTGATCCGAGTCAGTTCCAGGATTTGATGGACAGAGGACCAAAGGATTCGAATGACTATATCGGCTATCACGAACCTGCTGTGCATTATAGCCGCAGGTATGAGTTTGCAGACAAAGCCAACTGGGGCAAGGTCAGGCGCATGGCTACGATATGGGCAAATACCGTTCTGACGTATCCGCAGGATACAGTAGCAGATGCAACGCTGTCGCTTCGGTATATACAAGACCTCCATGCGTTCAGTGTTAACAGCGCTCAGTGGGCAACATTCTTACCTGTGGATACAAACTTTATGGCTCAATTCGATACAACGGGACCGAATGCGCAAATTGCAAGGTATGAAGATGCTTTTGTAAATTATGCCGTTTACAGATACCTTGAATCCATAGGTCATAAAAACGCTCTGGTATTCAGATCAAGATTTCAAGAGTATGTAGATCAGGCAATACAGGATCGTCCGACACTATTCCATCATGGATCAGCAGACTATAACTTCGCGCCGACAAGTTCTTAATGCCATACAGTAAGAAAAATATTAACAGCTTTGGTAGCCTAAATGTTGGCCTGCGCCCGGAGAGCATCGCAGATCAAGAGGCGCAGGATATAATTAACTGGCGACATGCTAAAACAGGATGGCTCGTAAGCCGCAATGGAGTCTCTGCATATTTACCTCAGGCTGAATCGGAAGACTATGTACCGTCGGGAGTAATGCAGACCAACAACGGTGTATTTGGAATTGGAGAATTTGTTCTAAAAGATGCAATGTCGTTCTCGACTGACAGCCGCGAGCCATACGATAACAGTACCGGTTCGTACACAAATGTATTTCCGCTGTCGGGCGCAGACGCATCTCCGACAAGCCGTTTTATGGTTTACGCGGCAAGAAGCTACACACCGGACCCGTCTGATCCGGATACAAACAATATGTACCGAAGGTATAAGGCTGCATACGTACTGTCTCCGCTTGACGGACCGTGGGCAAATCAGTTTTATTTCATGCCCAACGCTGATACGAGCAACGCTTCCGATCCGGATACAGCGCTTGGCAGACCCCTTATAAAAACAGCAAATCGTAAATACAATACACCGCCTAAGGAAATCTACGCACCGAAGAGATGGCTCGGAGATTTCAATAACTACGTTGATCTTAACACTGATTTAGCAAAGGATACGAACTGGATAGATCACTACGTTTCAATGAAGCAGTATCGCAATGTGCTTGTTATCAGTGACAGAACAAACAACGACATGCTGCTTGTTGACGAGTATAATGAATCTATTTCCGGCGAAACACCCAAGCACTACATAAGGCTCCAGGAAAACACACTGGCAACATTTGACATAGATATTATAAGCCTTGACTATGGACTCGAAACAAACGGGCACAACAACACCGGCGTTGAAAACGGCCTTGCCCTGTATAAGTTCTATGGACAGAAACGGCAGATGCAGGCATACGATGACAAGTACACAGAATTTTATATGTCCCGCACGGATATTTCTCCGCTGCTTGACAAAGGTGTTTTAAAATGGCCTATCAACGTATCCCCATACTCAGAGCTTAATAAACAAGATTCATGCTTTATACTACTCGACTATGTAGCCAACGATTTTAATGAGGGAATATTTGAATCATCGTTACTTGCTGAACAATTGGCTATACAAATCAATAGGGATACACAATATATCTTTAGCAACGCAGACCGGCCTGATGAATTTTTCGATGTACTGTCTGCTGTATCATTTGAAAATCCGGACAGTAAAGAGACAGATGTAGCCGCAGACACATACATTTGGGAAGACCATAAGATCACATACGTACCGTGTACCGGCATTTCGGCAAACTGGAACTATCTTACAGATGAAGATAAAACATGGGATAAGAAGACTCCGGTTGTTCCGCGTAGTTTAAAACTAACAACGAAGGCCGGTATTGAGCAAGAAGTTCCGCTTGGAGTTTGGTCATACAGGTTTATCTGGGATTTTGGTAACGGCGAATACTCTGCTCCCAGTACACCAATTACTGTGTCTGATATACTGTGGTCTGCAATGGATGACAATACAGCAGCTTCTGCCGGTATTGGCGGCCGGCCTGTAGACTTAGGCAAAATTAAGCAGGAAATAAAGCACGGCTTTGCAAGTGATGCCGACATGCTCACTGAGGACGTAATTGTAGGGTGGAATAACAATCCTCCGCCCGGACCTATTTATGAAGACACATCAGCGGTTTCATACTTTACGTTAGGCGGTGAATTTAATGACTTTGCCCTGAAGTTTATCGATCTTAAAAAGAGACTTTTATCGACACCGCACAGGTTCGCTCCGGATTTTGCTAATATAAATAGTGTCTCTGCGGAGACAAAGTCCAAGCGCGGAGACGCTGTTGTCACCACTACGTTAATTGCCACACAGGATTTACTCCCGTTAAAAGGTGTGGCTCTCGAATATGGATGGAGCGAGACAGAAGATTTCGATAACCTTGACGATATGAAGTATATTGAGTACCGTCCGGGGCAAAGACAATTGGTCGTTCCGTTGTTTAAGCAGGAGCAGAATACAGCAACACATAATTCTGTATTCTCTGACAATGGTGTCTACCGAAAGATTTACCAGAACAACTGGGATTACTTTCCACCGGATTACGATCCCAACGCTCCTGTTGTCTACACAACATTTAAGTCTGCGCCCGAATATCAAATTGTTTTTGGCGGCAGATTCAGGCTTGGCTATGATTACTCCGGCAATCGCGATATTAAGCCGGAATTGCTTGAATCTGAAAACATATACTTTAACCTAGTGCCGTTTCAGAGAGATTGGGGTAACGCTGTTACGCTTGACCGTAAAACAAACCCGCATATCAACGATATGATCTGGGACCGCAACAACGATCTGGACAGCAGTCAAGCGCTTGATTCAAATGGCAATGTGATTACCGGCAATCCGGCGATCATTACAAGAGAAGACCAACGCAATCAAACGCTGGTGCGTGCTGTTAAAGACGAGCGTGACAGGCTGTCGCTTTTTAAACCTGATGTTCCGCCCGAAGTAGTCTCAAGAATACTGCTTAGCGGTATGGCTGAATTTATTCTGGCTGACTATGGAGATGTTGGATCGTGGATAGAAGGCCGCATGATTGCAACGCGCGGTTTCGCGGAGCAGAACGCCAGCCCTAACGCCGCGCATTCATACACCAGAGAACTGGCTTTGCCGAATGTATTTGTAAATACAGTCAGTGTTTATTCACGTCGTACTGCCGGAGATCCGGTAACAATCTTAACTGACAACGGTACGCCTTATAGCCCAAGGAGATTTTATTGGGATAACTTGAAGGTCGTTATTTATCTTAAGGGAGAGCGACTGCTTCTACCGGAGCAGTTGTCTGCATATTTCCCGTCGTCGTTATTGTTTGGTTATCCAAGAGTCAAAATAAAAATTGCAGCGAGCGATATTCCTGCCGGAGCAAAGAAAGTTCTTGTATTTAGAACACTTTCCTCTCATGACAATAATTACGACCCTGAGAGATTCGCGCTCGCCGAAACACTTGAAATTACAGACTCGCAGGATGTTGAATGGATAGATGAAATTAAGGATGAAGAATTAGATTTTGCGCAAGACCCGCTTAATTACGAAGGCTTTACACGTCCATTGGCAAGCCGTTTCAACTTACCGCTTAACGAACGTGTGTATTATGCAAACTTCGTTGAAGAGTACCAGCCGCAGAAACCCAGGGAGAATGTAACGAATGTCCTCTCGGCACGCAGTGAATCCCCGGCGGTCGATTCCAATTGGTCGTGGAAAGTTTTCCCTGGCAATACAGCGCTGACGAATCAATCTGTCGAATATGCTTTTGCATTCAAAGATGCAACGGGACAGCTTTCGAAATCATCGCAGGCAACAATAACGTTCGGCGCAAACGACGGCAAGGTAGTTTTCTTTAACCTTCCTATGCCGTATGGTGCTGCTACAAAAACACTGGAAGTCTACCGTAACATTGCTTCTGGCGGGTGGAAGAAGATCGGCTATATCGATAACTTATCCGAAGGCATATTCCAGGATGAAGGGAAAGTATCTACGGTTAACTTAGCCAATGAAACATTTGAGCCTTCTATTGTAGACTATGAATCCGGGTTGCGGTGGTCTGAGCCATATACGCCCTACTGGGTCAAGCTCGAATCATTCAGCGAAGTGCGTTCAGGTGATGGCGATAAGATCACAGGCATAGAACAGCTCTATGGTAATCTTCTGGTATTTAAAGAGCGCACCATACATAGACTCGCTGTTCAGGCGACTGACCCGCCCATCAGCCGTATAGATGAAATAAGCAATAATATCGGTTGTATTGCACCAAATACAATTATCAATATCAACAACGAAGTTTATTTCTTATCCAGAGACGGATTTTGCCGATACGATAATAACAAGATAGAAAAAGCAGATGGCTTATTTGCTGAGGAGCTAGACGTAAGGATACGCGACATGTCTTGGGGCGGTCCTAATCCCGGTATCAGAGATTCTGCATGTGCATACAATCCAACGTATAGAGAGCTATATCTGAATATCCCAATTTACAGCACTTACGATCCAAAGGAACTTAACAACGATCCGCCTTGGGGTCCTAAGGATCAGCTTGGATTAAGGCTTATTAACGGGCAAGTGTATGTTATTAATTTAGACTCTGGATTTGTTACGAAGTTTTCATATCAGACGGATTACGGATTAACACCAAGTGCTGATCCATCGATTACCAATTACGAGCGACATCCACGTGTGGCTGCGAAACTATACCATACAAATTCGTATGGGCAGTTGCGTTCGGCGGAAGTCTTGCCGCCGCGGTTTAATTCAACTGATCCGCGACTGTCTTTACGCAGTTCTGTATTTCTTGAGTCACCTACTAACAATAGCTTTCAGGATATGTTCAGATACTTTGCATCGGCCGGACATGATTTGCAAAGCTACGATTATGACGGAATAGAACTTATGTGGAAATCAAAGGATTTTACCGGCGAAGATAAATCCATGATCAAACGGATTAGGAAGGTCTTTGCATTCTTGCGAAGCGGTGGCAGTGTCAGCATCAGCGGTGAGTCTTTATCTACACCGGAAGGCGCGACATCGCCAATAGCCAATATGACATGGACTCGCACCTACGTGCCGACAACCGGTGAGTTTGAAGCAATACCGGAAGAAGGCAATTCTAATATATACCCGGCTAAAGAGCGGGGAGAACGTGTAAACTTCACTGTTAAGTGTGAAGCTCCTGCGCAACTTGAGTCGTTTTCATTCTACTGGCTGCCAATAAATCAATACGAGAGGTAGTATTATGCCGCAGAAAGATACGGATAAAGACAAAAAAACATCTGGCCCGGGCTATGAAAATCTTTTTATGGACGGCGCGCCACTGTATTACAGCTTTGCACCCAACGCATTTCTGCACCCTAATGTTGTTTATCCGACAGATGAGCCTGTTCAAGCCCAACAGCAGCCTGGGCTGGCTATCGTAGCACCAAATCAAAGAACGAAGACATATAGCGCACCGGCTAGTTCTACCAACAGATTCAAGCAGTCAGTAGAAGACTATTACCAAGTCTTTGACAAGTACGCAGTTAAGCGTAAAGACGGCGAAACTCCATGGCCGAACAAGGTTGTATTGTACCCGAAGGAAAAGGCTCCACGCGGTATTGCCGGGCTCTATAGGCCTCAACAGGATCAGTTGGATATTTATGGAGGGGATCAATACTTGGTAACCGATCCACAATCACAGGATCAGCCACAGTATTACGAAAATTATCA